TTTAAAAAAGATCGACAAAATAAAAAGTTTGGTTTTATGAATGGCGGTGCTGTCATGCCCAATAGAGGCGGTAACTTTAAGGGTACATTTTAATGCGCTCTGACAAAGAAATTAGAATAATGGCTCAAAGAGACATTACTAATCTTACTAATGCTGAGTTTGATAGGCATTTAGTTATGGAAAGTGAAAAAGCAATGAAATCCAAGTCTCCTATGGGTAGAGGGTTTGGTGTAGCAACAAGAGGTAGTAAGTTTAAAGGAACATTTTAACGACTATTCATCGAATGTGGGAAATATTGGTTATATTATTTGATGAAGTCTAAGTGGTTGGGTCATTTTGTATCATTGATAAGGTGAATTGCCCTTCGGCTTTATCAGCGCTCAGTAACCCTCACTTTGAGGCGCAATTCAATTTGACCCAACACCAATTAAGGGATTAAGGGAATTATAAGATGGCAGTAGAAAAAATACTTGGTGCAGGAGGCGACATTCCTATAGAGGCCATTGAAGAGATAGGAATAAGTGAAGAAGTTATTCCTGTTGACGCTAATATTCTTCAGTTTGAAGATGGTAGTGCTTTAATTGGTGGAGAAGAGGAAGAGCTATCTGTTCAGCTTCAAGACTTGCCTTATGATGCTAATTTAGCTGATTACATAGATGAGGCAGAACTTGCTGTTATTTCCAGTGATTTAGTTGGTAGTATCGATGATGATTTTTCTTCTAGAAAAGAATGGGAAGATACTTATAAAAGAGGCATTGACCTTCTGGGGATGAAATACGAAGACCGTTCCCAGCCATTTGAGGGCGCCACAGGCGTTGTTCATCCATTATTGGCAGAAAGTGTAACACAGTTTCAGGCACAAGCTTACAGAGAGCTTTTACCAGCAGGAGGGCCTGTTAGAACACAAATTATTGGTGCAGAGAATTCAGAGGTTGTAAAGCAGGCTGAACGCATCAAGAATTACATGAATTATCAAATAACATATGAGATGGAAGAGTATGATCCTGAATTAGATCAGATGTTGTTTTATCTTCCTATTATTGGTTCTACATTTAAAAAAGTTTATTTTGACCCATTATTACAGCGACCTGTTTCTAAGTTTGTTCATGCTGAAGATTTAGTTGTTCCATACACAGCAACTGATTTATTTAGCTGTTCTCGTGTTACGCACGTTGTAAAGATGAATAAGAATGAGATATTAAAGCTTCAGGTTTCTGGTTTTTACTCAGACGTTGATTTACCGGGTGGCGGTTATGGTGCAGAGGACTATAGTGAGGTTCAGGAATCTATTAATGAAGTTGATGGTATACAGCCTTCAGGTTCTAATGAAGATGTTGTTTTGTATGAAGTTCATACAGATTTAGACCTTACTGGCTTTGAAGATTTAAATATGGAGGGTGAGCCCACAGGGATTAAACTTCCGTACATTGTTACCTTAATTGAGAAAAGTGGCAAAGTTTTGTCTGTTCGTAGGAACTACGACATAGAAAAGCCTTTACAGAAAAAACAATATTTTGTGCATTACAAATTTCTTCCGGGGTTAGGCTTCTATGGTTTTGGCCTAACTCATATGATTGGAAATTTAGCACAAGGAGCTACGAGTCTTTTAAGACAGTTGATAGACGCTGGAACTCTATCAAACCTCCCTGCTGGCTTTAAGGCTCGTGGCGCTCGTATTCGTGATGAGAATGAACCTTTAAGTCCTGGCGAGTTTAGAGACATTGATGTGGCTGGTATGGATATACGTCAGGCTCTTATGGCATTGCCGTTTAAAGAGCCCTCACAGACGCTGTATTCGCTTCTAGGAACATTAGTAGACTCTGGGCGTAGATTTGCTTCTATGGCTGATATGAAGGTTGCAGAGATGGGTGGAGAAACACCTGTTGGTACAACTATGGCTATTATGGAGCGTGGCACTAAAGTTATGAGTGCTATTCACAAGCGTTTGCATTATTCACAAAAGCAAGAGTTTAAGCTTCTTGCTGGTTTGTTTGCTCGATTCACTCCTCCTTCATATATGTATGAGGTTCCTGGCGCACCGCCAGAGATAAAAGCTACTGACTTTGATGGTAGAATAGATGTTATACCTGTATCAGACCCAAACATATTTTCTATGTCTCAGAGAATTGCATTGGCTCAGACTCAATTGCAATTAGTTCAAAGCAACCCTGATTTACATGGTGGTCAACAAGGTTTGTATCAGGCGTATAGAAAAATGTACGAAGCTTTAGGAGTAACAAATGTCGATTCAATACTTCCTGTCCCGCCTGAACCAGTTCCTGCTAACCCTGCAAAAGAAAATCAGGAAGCTATGCGAGGAAAGTCTTTACAGGTATTTGCAGATCAAAACCATAAAGCGCACATTGAAGCGCACTTGGCAATTATTGCAACGCCAGTGGCGCAAGCTAATGCGGCAATTGTAATGACACTACAGGGTCATATCCAAGAGCATATTGGATTTATGGCAGAGCAAATGGCTCAAGATGAAGTTATGGAAGGCATGGATCAAATGCAGGCTCAAATGATAGCCACAAATCCTGATTTACAAGCTCGAGTAGCAAATCAAGTTTCTTCCCGTGCTGCTGAATTAATTGGTGAATTAACTGAGCAATATGCACAAGCTGTATCTCCTCCACCAGAGCAGGATCCTCTTGTGTCTATTAGACAACAAGAACTTGCTTTACGCGGTGCTGACATTCAAAGAAAAGCTGAAGAGTTTGAGCGTTCACAAGAGTTTGATAAAGAAAAAGAACGCAATGATAAATTACTTGCTCAACAGCGTTTAGATTTACAAGATGAGGCTCTTTCTGATAAAACTAGGGTTGCAGAAGAGCGAATTCAAACGCAGAGGGATATTGCTGCGGCAAACATAAGGAGTAGAGGATGAGTGCAAGTTCAATAAATCGACAAGTAGCCGCTGATATGAAGGCCAAAAAGCTGGAGAGAAGAGATGCCATTGAAAAAAGGAACAAGCCAGAAGACAGTAAGCTCGAACATCAGCAAATTAATGTCGGAGGGTTATCCGCAGAAACAAGCAATAGCGATATCCCTGTCGTCAGCGAAAAAACCGAAGCCAAGCCAAAAGCCAAAAAGAAAGCTTCAAGCAAAAAAAAGGCAAGTGCAAAAAAAGCGTGATGGTGGGGTGATAACCAAATTTTCACGAATATCTAAACCACAAAGATTTGAGGGAATCTTTTAGTTACTTGAAACGAAGGGCTTTTTACCAAGAGGTTGGTAATGGTAGACCCTATTTCGGCAATGGCGTTGGCATCATCTGCTTTTGCGACTTTAAAAAAAGGTATCAGCATCGGCAGAGAATTGGAGTCGATGGGAAAATCTCTGTCAACTTGGATGTCAGCGGTATCTGATATTGACCGCGCCCATCACGAAGCTAAGAACCCTCCAATTTTTAAAAAATTATTCTCAGGAAAATCCGTTGAACAAGAGGCAATAGAGTTATTTACTCAAAAAAAACAGCTTGAGAACCAAAGGGATGAATTACGAAAATTGATTAGCTCAATGTGTGGACCACAGGCTTGGCAAGAGCTTATAAAGATGGAACGCGATATAAGAAAGCAAAGGCAAGAAACTTTGTATGCTCAAAGAGAATCGCAAAAACATTTTATGGAAGCTATCGCAATCACATTTTTAATTATTGTTGTAATAGGATTTGCGATTGGTCTGTTGTGGCTATATGTGAACAGGGGGTCGTTTTGATACAAAAAAAATTAGAAAAAGGCTCTGAGTATAATAAATATGATCTAGATGGGGATGGCATCGTGGATGATGATGAGTTAGCCGCAGCAGAAAAACTACATGAGATAGAAGCTGCCGAAAAACACGAGGCAGCAGAGCTTCGTAAAATGACAGCACAAAGACGCATGGCTACTGCTGTTCTAATATTTATGGCTCTTTACACGTTACTAATGTTTGCTCCATTTGTTCCAGACTCTCGGATAAAATTATTAACAGATTTATCTAACTTGCTTTACATAACAGGAGGTACTATTGTAGGTGCATATATGGGTGTATCTGCTTGGATGTCTAAAAAATAATGTTTGAGCATTTATTTCTGTTGTTTGTTTTTACAGGATTAGATCCTAATAAAAAGTTAGAAAGCCAAGATATGTATTTTAGAAACCTACATGAATGTACATATTTTGCTAGAGAATTGCATAAACAGGGCGAGACAATCACTGCATATTGCTTGCCAAAATATGTAAACATTGAAGCTGTAAAGGTATATTGATATGTTACAAGCATTAATAGGCCCAGTATCAGGGCTTTTAGATAAATTTGTTGAAGATAAAGACCAGAAGAACGCACTTGCACATGAAATCGCCACCCTCGCAGAAAAACAAGCGCACGAAGCAGCCCTCGCACAAGTCGAAGTCAACAAAGCAGAAGCGCAACACCGTTCCATCTTTGTATCTGGATGGCGTCCCTTCATCGGCTGGACCTGTGGTACAGCGTTGGCATACCACTTTGTCCTTGCTCCGACTATTTTGTTCGCAACAGCGTATGCTGGTGTTGAAGTTCCTGAATTACCTAGTTTTGACATGGAGACGTTGACCACGATTTTACTTGGAATGTTGGGCCTTGGCGGATTACGCAGTTTCGAGAAGTTTAAGGGATTAACAAAATAATGGATGCAGTAGCATTAACTGAACATATGCTAAAGAACATACGCGAGAAGAAGAGTGATTATTCTCAGATGCTTGCTGATGGTGCGGTAGAGGATTATTCAAACTACCGATTTATAGTAGGGCAAATACGCGGCTTGCAATATTGTGAAGATGAATTAACTGCCGCGATGAAAGGTGTCATAGAGGGATGACAAAGAAACTATTCGTGCCAGATAGAGTGGCTACGGCAAAGCTTCCTAAATCTATTGAAAAAGGATTTGAAGCTGAAGAAGATAAAAACTCCAAAAATCCAGAGGAATTTGATGGTTCTGTTATAGATAGACTGCCTCAACCAGTAGGTTATAGGCTTCTCGTTATTCCTTACTACATGAAAGCCAAGACAAAAGGTGGTATCTACATACCTGATGCTACTCGTGATCGTGAAAGCTTTGCTACAGTAGCGGCTTATGTTGTTCGTCTTGGCCCAGATGCATATAAAGACGTTGATAAGTTCCCTTCAGGGGCTTGGTGCGGTGAGAAATCATGGGTGCTTATGGGTAGATATGCTGGTAATAGGTTTAAAGTGGATGGTCTTGAGGTTAGGCTCATAAATGACGATAATATTATTGGAACTATCCTTGACCCCGCAGATATATCTTATGTATAAATAATTAGGAGATTTTTATGGAAAATACTGAAAATCAAAATGCAATAGAAGAAGAAATGACAACTGTTTCTTTAGAAGGGCCAGAAGATAACACTTCAGATACTTCTGAAGAATTGCAAACCAGAACAAATGTTCAGGATAATTCTGATGATTCTGATGAATCTGATCAAGAGTTAGATAATTATAATAGCTCTGTTCAAAAAAGAATTAATCAATTAACTGCCAAAAGAAAACAGGCTATTGAAGAGGCGGAAGCAGCTTATCAATACGCTAAACAAAAAGAAGCTGAAAACGAGCAACTAAGAAAAAAATATGATGAGTTAAATACTGGTTATGTTGGCGAATATGGAACTCGCATTGAATCTCAAACAGCAGAAGCAAAAAGACTTGCAAAAGAAGCTTTTGATTTAGGTGATACGGATAAATTTTCTGAAGCTCAAGAGCTAATAGCTCGTTTAGCAATTGAAAAAGAGCGTTTAAGAATACAAAAGGCTAGAGTAGAAGAGCAAGAAGTTTCTGTAGAATCTAAAGCCTCCGATGCTCAACCTCAAAAAGCTCAACGTCCTCTTGATCCTAAACTTGTTAGTTGGATGGATAAAAATACTTGGTTTAACCAAGATAGAATTATGACAATGGCGGCTCAAGAAATTCACAGACAGCTTGTTGCAGATGAGGGATTTGATCCGACAAGTGATGATTATTATAAAGAAATTGATAGGCGTATGAGAGTAGAAATGCCTAATAAGTTTCAGGAGAAACGGAATATAGCCCAATCTGTAGCTCCTGCGTCTAATGGACGGTCTGTTAAATCTGGGCGGAAAAAAGCGGTAGAACTCACTCCTGGAGAGGTGGCTTTTGCTAACAAAATGAAAATACCGCTTGAGCGTTTTGCTTTAGAAAAAGCTAAAATTGAACAAAGGAGTGCATAATGTCTGATCGTACAAATAGGGATTCGCAAACCCGTGAAAAAAAAGCGAGAGTAACTGATTGGGTACCGCCTTCTGCGTTAGAGGCTCCTGAAGCCCCTGTTGGATATAAGCATCGATGGATACGCGAGTCCGTCATGGAATTTGATGACAGAAACAATATTCATAAAAAAAGACGCGAAGGATGGGAGCTTGTAAAAGCTGAAGATCACCCAGAATTTGACGCTCCTGTTTTAGATGAAGGTAAAAACGCTGGCGTGATTGGCGTAGG